AGCACTTGAAAGCACAAGAGGCACACTAACACAAGGTGTAACCATGTTAACAGGCGAAGAAATGCCTGCTCCAATGGGTGCAGAACCAGGAATGGAAGAACCAGGAATGGAAGAACCAGGAATGGAAGAACCAGGAATGGAGCCTACTGTTGATGCTGAAGCAGAGATGGGCGACGAGTTTGCTGCAGCCGAACCAGCCGCAGGCGGAATGGAAGAAACAGGCAGAGAACAAAGAGAATCAATCCGCAGAGAATTCCGAAAAGCTAGAATTATTGAAAGACAAAATTTATCAAGATCTCTAGGCCAAATCCTTAGCTCAAAAAAAAACTAAGTATTACTGAAGACTTGGACCATTCTAAAAAGTTAGTCCAAGTCCTTCGCACAGTAATAGCAACAGCCGATAAGGATAATGTTGCATTATTCTTACACTTTAATACCCCTCCAAAAAAAGAAGATATGAAACAAGATGCAATGAATCTTGACCTTAATAAACTCATGCAAAATGTCGAAGGAGAACAGTTTGATTATGGTAGTTTTAAGGCTGCATATGATACTGATCCTAGAATCAAAACTATGGTGAACAATTTTAATCAAACAGGAATTGAACCTAAAACAGCAAGTACGATATCAGATCAACCTGAACAAGGAGATGCTGGAGGGGACGAAGTTGCACAAATGGCAAAATCAGCAACCGATTTAGGAGACCAGTTGACATAAACATAAATTAACGTTATAATCAAAAATTAAAAGGTTTTATGACTGAAAGAACAAATGAAGAAATAGTTACCGCAATTAAAGAAGCATTAGAAGATTATGTACAACCAGCAGTAGCAGAACATGGTGGACATATAGACTTTGTAAGCTTTGATAACGGCACTGTTGAATTAATGCTTAGTGGAGCATGCAGTGGTTGTGCAGGCAGCATGTATACTTTGAAGCAGGGTGTAGAAGGAATGTTAATGCATTTTGTACCCGAAGTAACTAATATTATTGCACAAGATGATCCAAATAGCACTGTTGACCCGTTTTATCAACACGACCCGTTTATGTATCAAGATTATTATTTTAATGAAGAGGACGAGTGACTCTTCTTGTTAAGAAATTTGATTATGCTTCTATATCTCGAAAACAAGTCAATGGTAAAAGATTATACCTAACGCCAGATGGTAATGCTGTAGCTAGTGTAACTACTATATTAAATAAGACAAAAGATAATACTCATCTTTTCGAATGGAAAAAAAGAGTAGGCGAACAGAAAGCTCAAGAGATAACAACAGAAGCAGCCGGTGTAGGCACAAGGATGCACAAATATTTAGAAGATTATATAGAAACAGGATTCTGGCCAGAGGCTGGTAGTAACCCTTACGCATCGCAAGCAAATAAGATGGCTCAGGTCATTAAAGAAAATGCATTTGTTTACATAGATGAAATTCTAGGGTCAGAAATTAATTTATGGATGCCTAATTTATATGCAGGAACAACAGATTTAGTTTGTACTTATAAAGGTAACCTTAGTATCTGTGATTTTAAACAGACTAATAAACCTAAAAAAGAAGAATGGGTTGATGATTATTATTTGCAACTTGTTGCATATATAGAAGCTCATAATGAACTATATAAAACTTCTATCAATGAAGGACATATCTTCATGTGCAGTAGAAATTTAGAATATCAACAATTTGATTTAGAGCCAAAAGATTATCCTTACTGGAAGAATGAATGGTATAATAGGTTATATGCTTATTATGAATCCACAATAAGCTGATAAATATAATAATTAGTTAAGGAGAATAACGTGGCAGTTGTCCAAATAAGTCGTATACAAATCCGTAGAGGACAAAAAAATCAAAATGAAGGTTTACCCCAATTAGCAAGTGGTGAACTTGCATGGGCTATTGATACTCAAGAACTTTTTATCGGTAATGGAAGTTTATCTGAGGGAGCTCCAGCAGTAGGTAATTCTAAGATCCTAACTCAATCTGATGATTTATTTGAACTTGCAGCTACCTATATCTACAAACAAGGAATAGTGCAAACCGGCGGTTCAATCACCAATCCTATAAGTAGGAGTTTGCAAGCACGTCTCGACGATACCGTCAGTATCAGAGCATTTGGTGCTACTGGAGACAATATTCAGGATGCAACACCAATAATTCAAAGAGCCATTGATAATTTATACTTAACTCAATCAAGCCTGCAAGAAAAAAGCAGGGTTGTAATAAACTTTGAGCCAGGAGTTTATACTGTACATAATACTATTTTTATTCCGCCTTATACTACTATCATAGGAGCCGGTCCTGAAAAAACTATTATACAAATGGCCGACGATGCTCCACTAAATGCTCCTGTTTTTAAAACACGTAACGATGCAACTGGTATTGATGCAGACACCCAGTTTATTAATTCTGCTAGACAAATTAGAATCCAGGGATTAACGATAAAAAATAATTCAGATTATGCAGGACTTCATGCTGAAAGCTGTAGAGATAGTATTTTTGAGGATTTGCATATCATAGGTCCATATGCTTTAGGAGACGCAATCCAACCCGCCAACGCATTAGGAATCAGCACAGGTGTAGGAATTATTTTAGATTCTCTAAGTGAAGCTGTAAGATCATCAAACAATATATTTGAAAAATGTAAAATATCAGGCTGGTCTTATGGTGTCTCTGGTAATCAATCAATATCAAATAACATTTTTAATAATTGTGAATTTGATACTTTAGGAGAAGGTGTAAATTTTGGATCGTGGTTTTTATCAGATGGTAAACCAAACAATAATACAATCAAAAATAGTAGATTTACCAATATCTACAGAATGGCAATATCAATTGCAAAAGGAACATTTAATCAAAGTATAAAAAATTATTTTCGAGATGTAGGGAATGAAGGCGGGTCTGAATTTACAGCTATGCATCCAATTATTAAATTCCAGGAAGTAAGTAATCAAATAACTAATGACTATTTTTATAGGACTGATGCACTATCACAAACAAATTTTAATGTAGTTGACCGACCATATATACCAGAAGTTCTAGGACCATGCCATTACATAGACACCTTTACAAGAGAAGCTATTATTCCAGATACCCAAATCGCACATAACCTTTTAAAACTTCCAGCGGGTTACGATCAATCTTATGTCATACATTATTACCTGGCAAACGGCAATGATAGTTTCCATAGAATTGGCCAACTCAATATCCTATGTGAAACAACTGGTTCTTTACAGGCTTCAATTGTAGATGAATACGAACATCTTGGTGTAGGTGCGTTTGATGATCAAGATAATTACATCGATATTGATATAAAATTTGACGCTGTTTTTGTAAATGATGGTACTAATGAAGCACCAGTGTATAGTCTATATTTACAATCAACAACTGGGGTTTCAGTTCAAAATCAAAGCACGTTTAGATATACATTAGAAACACGTAGGTTTTAAGTTTGCATCATGTGGCTATCCTACTCTTACGAGGAACGATTACACGCATGGAAAAAAATAAGAAATGATATTGAAAAATCTCTAAATCCAATTAGAGATGCATTTTCGGTTTTTGCAAAGCTACCTTTGCTAACGCTACAAGTTGATCCTTGGGATCAGACTACCTGGCCTGACCCTTGGATGCTTATTGATACTAATCAATATTGTAGCTTTACTCAAATTTTACTTGTGGCTTATACTGTGCAGCTAACTAATTTATATAATAATCAACCATTTGAAATTATCATTTATCAAAATCATTCTTGTAATAGCATAATTGAATATGCGCTGAAAATTGATAAAAAAATATACTACAAACCAGAAACAAACGACACAAGGATTACTATCTTGAATTCTATACCCCTACCGACAATACACTGAGGAAAAAATGAAAACAGACATACAAATAGTGAAAAGAAAAGGTTACAAAGAAAATTTAAACATTGATAAGATACATAAAGTTGTTGAGTTTGCGTGTGAAGGATTAGCTGGTGTAAGTAGCAGTCAAATAGAAATGAACGCTAATCTACAGTTTTATGATGGTATGACAACAAAAGAAATACAAGAAATCCTTGTACGTAGTGCCGACGATTTGATATCACTTGATCATCCAAATTACCAATATGCAGCAGCAAGACTACTTCTTTACGGTATGTACAAAGAATTGTTTGGATCGTATGATGTTATTCCTTTGTATGACATTGTAAAAAATAATGTAGAAAGAGGTGTGTATGACAAGGATATCTTACTTTACTACACAGAGGAAGAATTCGTCAAATTAAATTCCTATATTAATCATAAAAGGGATGAAAATTTTACCTACGCAGGACTACGACAAATTGCTGACAAATATCTTTGTCAAGATCGATCAACAGGTATTATCTTTGAATCTCCACAATACATGTACATGCTAATTGCTGCAACACTTTTTGCAAAATATCCTCCCGAGACTCGCATGCACTATATAAAACGTTATTATGATGCGTTGTCATTATTTAAAATCAATATTCCTACTCCGGTAATGGCTGGTGTTAGGACACCAGTTCGACAATTTGCAAGTTGTGTGCTGGTTGATAGTGACGATACCCTCGACAGTATTTTTTCTAGTGATATGGCAATTGGAAAATATATTGCACAGAGAGCAGGCATTGGCATTAACGCTGGTAGGATTCGGGGAGTGAACAGCAAGATTAGAGGTGGCGAAGTTGCACATACTGGCGTCGTGCCTTTTCTAAAAAAGTTCGAAGCTACTGTAAGATGTTGTACACAAAATGGAGTCCGTGGCGGTAGTGCAACAGTGCATTTTCCTTTATGGCATCAAGAAATTGAAGACATCTTAGTTTTGAAAAACAATAAAGGCACAGAGGATAACAGGGTTAGAAAGTTAGATTATTCTATCCAGCTTAACAAAACAATGTATGAAAGACTATTAGCTGGAGAACATATAACACTATTTTCTCCGCATGATGTTCCGGATTTGTATGATGCATATTTTAATGATACAGAACAGTTTAAAGAACTTTACGAAAAGTACGAAAGAGCAACCAGTATCAAAAAGAAAAAGATCGATGCAATGGATCTGTTTAGTGCGCTGATTAAGGAAAGAGCAGAAACTGGTAGAATTTATATAATGAATGTAGATCACTGTAATACCCACAGCAGTTTTACTGACACTGTCTACATGTCAAATCTATGCCAAGAGATTACACTACCCACGAAACCACTACAGCACATTGATGATTGTGATGGTGAAATAGCATTGTGTATCCTCAGTGCAATTAACGTTGGCATAATTAAAGATCTCGGCGATTTAGAAGAACTGTGCGATTTAGCTGTAAGAGGCTTAGAAGAAATTATTGATTATCAAAAGTATCCTGTAAAAGCAGCAGAAATAGGTACAAAGGCACGTCGATCATTAGGAATAGGTTATATTGGACTTGCACATTATCTAGCAAAAAATAAAATGAGTTATAGTGATCCAAATGCTGCTGTCCTAGTGCATGATTTAACTGAGGCATTCCAATACTATCTTTTAAAGGCAAGTAATAGGATTGCACAGGAAAAAGGTGTGTGTGATGGTTACAAGAAAACAAAATATGCAAAAGGCCTATTACCAATTGATACTTACAAGGATGATGTAGATACTATTGTTCCTAATGATTTGAAAATGGATTGGGACGGGTTGCGTAAACAAATAGAAATCTGGGGATTACGACATAGCACATTATCAGCACAAATGCCAAGTGAAAGCAGTTCAGTCGTATCAAATGCAACAAATGGTATTGAACCTCCAAGAGGATTCTTATCAGTTAAGAAAAGTAAAAAAGGACCCCTAAAACAAATAGTTCCGCAATACCAAAGTTTAAAAGCTTATTACACATTACTGTGGGACATGCCAGATAACCAAGGTTATATAAATATCGTAGCAGTGATGCAAAAATTCTTTGATCAGGCAATCAGTGGTAATTGGAGTTACAATCCTACACACTATCCTAATAACGAAGTACCAATGAGCATAATGATCAAAGATTTAATCACAACCTACAAGCTCGGATGGAAGACAAGTTATTATCAGAATACATATGATTTTAAAATTGATCCAAATGATGTTGATGAAAAAGAAGAAGAACAACTAATTGCTCCAAAGTTAGAAATACCCGACGAGGAGTGTGAAGCATGTGCAATTTGAAAGGAAAAAAATGAAAACTGTTTTTAATAGAGATAAGATCGATTTTAGTAAGCAACATATGTTTTTTGGTGCTGACCAAAATGTGCAGAGATATGACACTTTTAAATTTCCGCAGTTTGATAAATTAAATCAGACGATGTTGGGTTATTTTTGGCGTCCTGAGGAAGTGAGTTTACAAAAAGATCGTGCAGATTATCAAAATTTCCGACCCGAGCAAAAACACATTTTTACTGCTAATCTAAAATATCAAACCCTACTTGATAGCGTACAGGGTAGAGGTCCTTGCCTAGCTTTCCTTCCATATGTATCATTGCCAGAATTAGAAGGATGTATTGTTACATGGGATTTCTTTGAAACGATCCATAGTCGATCTTACACTCATATTATGAAAAATGTATATGCAAATCCAGAAGAAGTATTTGACACAATACTAGACGACGAAATGATTATTAATCGTGCCAATAGTGTAACAAAATACTACGATGAATTTATGAAACTTGCACAGCAATATACACATGATAAGTCAATTGACAAAAAAATACTAAATAAAAAACTTTTCCTTGCGATGATGACTGTAAATATCCTTGAGGGCCTAAGATTTTATGTTTCATTTGCATGTACGTTTGGATTTGGTGAATTAAAATTAATGGAAGGATCTGCGAAAATTATATCGCTAATCGCACGTGATGAAGCTCAGCATTTGGCAATTAGCACCCATATACTAAAACTATGGATGCAAGGCAAAGACGATCCTGCTATGCAACAAGCAGCAAAAGAATGTGAAGAAGAGGTATATGATATTTGGAGAGAGTGTGTAAACGAAGAAAAAGCTTGGGCGGAGTATTTATTTAGGGATGGATCGATGATTGGACTAAATAAGACGCTATTAGATCAATATGTAGAATATATTGCTAATAGGCGTTTAAAAGCACTTGGTTTTGAAACAATATTTGAACAACCAGTAAACACCAATCCTTTACCATGGACTACACATTGGTTGAGCAGTTCGGGCTTACAGGTTGCTCCGCAGGAAACAGAAGTAGAATCGTATATAATTGGCGGTATTAAACAAGATGTTAACAAAGACGTATTGAAAGGATTTTCATTATGATTGAAATTTATGGAAAAAGTTCTTGCCCTAAATGTCACCAAGCAAAAATTTTCTGTGAAACTAGGAATTTAGATTACGAGTATAAGCAACTAGATAAAGATTTTACAAGAGAACAAATCTTTGAATGGTTTCCAGGCGCAAAAACTTTTCCACAAATTACCATTGACGGTAAAAGTGTTGGTGGATGTGATCAAATGATCACATACGTAGAAACTATGAATTATCAAAACATTATGCATAAAGGATAAAATGTTAATAGAAGCACCTTATACAACAGGTGATGTAATATCTGTTAGACTCTCGTCGGGAGAAGAAATTGTAGGAAAATTACTAGCAGATGACACAAATACAATGAAATTAAAACAGCCACTTGCGGCAATGATGTCAGAAAAAGGATTAGCAATGATTCCTTTTATGCTGACCGTTGATCCAGAAAAGGATTTAACCGTAAGTAAAAACCAAATAGTAATTACTGCAAAAAGTCACAAAGAAGTTGCAGATCATTACTTACAATCAACAACAGGAATAAGTTTAGGAGTATAAAATGACATTACATGAACAAATAGTACATGCCTATACAATGTATATGGCAGAAACAGCTACATTTGATGACAAGGGCGTAAAGGCAGCCGCAGCAAGGGCAAGGAAAGCTCTTGGTGATCTAGGCAAATTAACAAAAGATCGCCGAAAAGAAATCCAAGACAAAAAGAATGCGATGTGACTTATGCCAGCAATAGCTAGAGTAGGAGATTCGGTACTACCAGGATGTGGTCATGTAAGTACTATTGTGTCTGGTTCTGGAACGACATTTGCAGATGGTATACCTGTTGCTAGGATAGGTGATTCAGTTACAGGACCTTATGTCGCTACAATAACGTCAGGATCAGGAACAACAAATGCAGACGGAATTCCTGTTGCTAGGATAGGCGACAGCACATTTGGAACTTGTCCGCTTGATCATTCGGGTGCTAAAGGTATACAACCCTTTGTAGGTAGTGGTGTAATCATATCAGGATCAGGAACCTCATTTGCAGATTAAAGGAAAAAATGGCACAAATTAAAATACAAAAAAGAACAAGATTTCGTAAAAGGACGAGTATAGGAAATAGCGGATATAGCCGTCCTAAGAATAAAGGAATTCGAAGGGCATGGAAAAGATATCGCGGACAAGGCAAATAAATAATTGACAAGGAGAAAATTATGTGTAATAATCCAAACTGTAAATGCAATCCCTGCAACTGCAAAGATTGCAAGTGCTAACATAGGAGATTAAGATGCGTGACGGTAAAAACTTGGCTATTTGGTTATTGTGTATGTTTATTATATACATGTTAATTTGGTCAC